CCAACATTACAAGTAGGCTATGTTGAAATTCCAGTAACACTTGTAACATCAGGTGGAACAGGAACAACTAACTTTGGTAATAACTTAGATGTTCTACTTATAGTCTTTAGTGCAGGTATCGTAGGACCAACTGGTCCTTCAGGTGCCACAGGTGTAACTGGTCCGCAAGGAGTAACTGGCGATACTGGTCCTACAGGATCAACTGGAAGCACTGGTCCCATTGGGGCCACTGGTGCTACAGGTCCTGCTGGAAGCACAGGAGCAACTGGAGACACAGGAGCCACTGGCCCTATTGGAGCCACAGGCTCAACTGGTCCTCAAGGAGTCACAGGAGATGTAGGTCCTACTGGAGTTACTGGAGACACTGGCTCTACTGGACCAACAGGCCCTCAAGGTGTTACTGGCGATACTGGACCAACTGGTCCTCAAGGTGTTACAGGTAATGTTGGACCAACAGGTCCTACTGGCCCACAAGGAGTTACAGGAGACACAGGTTCTACAGGTGCTACTGGAGAGACTGGACCTACTGGAGTACAAGGAGTTACTGGAGATACTGGTGCAACTGGTTCTACTGGTCCCGTTGGAGCAACAGGCTCAACAGGCCCTCAAGGGGTAACTGGTGATGTTGGCCCTACAGGTCCACAAGGAGTTACTGGTGACACAGGAGCAACTGGGCCAATTGGAGCAACTGGTGCTACTGGACCTCAAGGTGTGACTGGTGACACTGGTCCTACAGGTGCCACTGGTGCTGGAGTTACTGGGGCAACAGGTCCAACTGGACCAGAAGGCCCTACAGGAGTTACTGGTGCTACAGGTCCTACAGGTGTAGGTACAACTGGTGCAACGGGTGCTACTGGTGCTACAGGTCCTGGTGGTTCTGATTTAACTGCGGGACCAATAAGATCAGTCTCAGGTACATCAAGTATTAATTCACAAACAGGTACAGGAGATACATTTGTAATGAGTGCTGGAACTCCAGCAATTTCAAGTGGTATGACTGTTCAAGGAATTAGTATTAACACTGGTACAGGTTCTGGTTTTGGTAACTTACGATTTGGTCCAGCAAGTGGACTTCAAGCATTAACTACAGGTGATCAAAACCTTGCTTTTGGATCTCGTACATTAGAAAATGCAACAACTGGAAGAAATAACCTTGCTATTGGTGCAGATACTATGAGATTTACTACTGTTGGTTCTGATAGTATTGCTATTGGTAACTTTGCTTTGATGAACAGTGAAGGAAGTTCAAATCTTGCAATTGGTTCTACTGCATTAGGAGATAATACAACAGGTAATAATAACCTTGCAATTGGAACTAGTGCTCTTGGTAATAGCACTACATCAAGTGATCAAACAGCCCTTGGTAATCAAGCATTATTGGAGAACACAACTGGATCAGGAAATCTCGCAGTTGGACTTCAGGCCTTGCAAAGAAACACAACAGGTAGCACAAATCTTGCTATTGGTGACGGTGCACTTGCAAACACTACTACTGTTAATGCTCAACTAGCAATTGGCTATAGAGCACTTACTGTAAGCACAACTGGAACACAAAATCTAGCAATTGGTCCTAGTGCCTTAACAGCAAATACAACAGGCAGTCGCAATACAGCAGTTGGTTCTAATACACTTCTTGTAAATACAATAGGAAATAGCAATACAGCAATTGGAGCAAGTGCTTTAGCAGCCAATACTGGAAGCGACAATATAGCAATTGGTCAGGCTGCTTTGTTTAACAATACAAGTGGAAGCAACAATATTTCTATTGGGTCTGGTTCACTTGATGCAAACACAACAGCAAACAATCTAATTGCAATTGGAGCAGCAGCATTACAAGACAATACTTCTGGAACACGCAATGTGGCTATTGGTAACTTTGCTGCTAGAGATATTACTACTGGAACTGATATTACAGCAATTGGTCACAACGCACTTCTTGCTGCTACTACTGGTGTTAACAATGTTGCTATTGGATCAGGTGCAGCACAGGCTTTGACTACTGCTAGTGGTATTGTTTCTATTGGATCAAATTCAGCATTTACAAATACAACAGGATCTGGCACATATGTTGGTGGCAATGCTGCAGCAGGTAATGTTACTGGAACTGCTAATGTTGCAGTAGGTACTGCAGCAATGCAAGGAAATGGTTCATCAACAGACAATGTTGCTATTGGTCAAGGTGCTGCACAATTTGTAGGAACTGGAGTTCTAACAGTTGGTGCAATAACAGGTGGATCAGGTTATACTGATGGAACATATACAGATGTTCCTTTACTTCCTACAAGAGCATTTGTTGGTCAATCTGCTCGTTTTACTGTAGTTGTTTCTGGTGGAGCCATTACAACTTTGACTTTAACTAGAAGTGGATCTGGATACATTGTTTCAGATACTTTAAACTATGTTTCAGGTACTGGTCCTGCAGGTCTTAATACTGGATCAGGATTTACCGTACCAGTTGCAACAATTATAAATGCCAGCAGAAATACTATAGTTGGTAGAGGAGCCTATCAGACAAGTTTCAATGGTGAAAACAATACAATAGTTGGATACCAAGCAGGACAATCTCCTACTGCAGCCACACTTAATCGCAGTGTGTTCCTTGGATACCAAGCAGGTCTCAATGAGACAAACTCTGACAGACTGTATATTTCTAACACAAATACTACAACTCCTTTGATCTTTGGTGCCTTTGATAACACTGGTGGTACTGCTGGAAGAGTTAAAATCAACGGTCAATTAGAACTACTTACAAAGACTCCAGCATCAGCATCTGCTACAGGCACAGTTGGAGAAATTGCCTGGGATACAGACTACATCTATATCTGCACAGCAACAAACACTTGGAAGCGAGTAGGTATAAGCACATGGTAAAATTAACTAAGGGAAAAGGGTAATCAAATATGAGTCTATCTAAAAGACTAAAAACATCTGGTGAAACCAGAGATATGAACAGTCAATATATACTTCCATTGATTCCACCTCGTCCTTTATTTGGTGTAGCCAATACAGGTACATATGTTGATACAGAGTCTGCTATTCGTACATCTACTGTTTATGCATGTGTAAGACTGCTTGGAGATACTATTTCTTCATTGCCAATGGGTGCTTATGTACGCAGAGGACGCAATCGTTTATCTTATGCATCAGTTTATGGAGAAGTTCCATCATGGATTAATAATCCAAACCCAGAACAAACAAGACTAGAATTTATTGAGCAAGTAATTACTTCTATGCACCTACATGGTAATGCATTTATTTTGACGGTACGAGATGATAACAACGAAGTAACAGAACTATATGTATTAAACCCAAATGAAGTAAGAATTGAAAGACCTATTCCAGGAGAACCACTTGTTTACAGAGTTAAGGATATAGACAATAATCTATATGATCAGATTCTAACAAGTAATGAAGTTCTTCACATCCCGCTATTTAGAATGCCAGGATCATACTATGGCTTAAGCCCAATTGGTGCTTGCCGTATGTCTGTTGGTATTGCACAGGCTTCTGATACATATGCTGCATCATACTTTGGTAATGCTGCTAATCCTGGTGGAGTTATTGAAGTTGCAGGAGAATTGAATGCAGAACAAGCAAGAGATATTGCTACTAACTGGCAAGAATCACACTCAGGTCCATATATGGCAGGTAAAGTTGGTATTCTTTCTGGTGGTGCAGCATTTAAGCCACTATCACTAAATGCCTCTGACGCACAACTGCTTGAAGCCAGAAAGTTCAATGTTGAAGATATTGCAAGAATCTTCCGTGTTCCACTGACACTACTAGGACACCCTGTTGCAGGTGCTATGTCCTACTCATCTGTAGAAGCACAGAACCTTTCATTTGTACAGTATTCATTGCGTTCATTGCTAGAGCGTTTGGAACAATCACTATCTCCACTACTTCCTGAGTCAGATGGATTTATTCGCTTTAATCTAGATGCACTTTTGCGTGGTACTACAATTGAGCGTTTTGATGCATATACAAAGGGACTAAGAGAAGGCTTCTTGTCACTAAACGATGTAAGAAACTATGAAGACCTATCATCACTTGGTGATTCAGGAGATCAATATAGACTTCCTCTACAAAACATTGATGCTTCACAGGCACCACTTGTTGGAGATAAGATGAAGGCTGAGATTGCATCTATCTTGGTACAGGTTGGTTACAACCCAGATGATGTTGCTAAGATGCT